AATGTGTCAGCCATAGAATCATCTGTTAAAGTATTAAGTTCTGTTCCTGTTGCTGTTGTGTCGTGAGAAACTATTTTATGAGTTTCTGCGTGGTGGTCGTCTGTTGTCTGCCCTGTTGTAGAAGCATGAGTTACAGGGAACTGGTCATCAACATATTTTTTATTAACTAAATCAACATTATCAACTGGGTCTGCTCTTTTAATGCTCCTAACATGGTCGCCAGATGTGTTGGGGAGAACAAAATTATTGTTTCCTAAAGGCTTGGGATTCATCTTTTTTATGAGCCTAGATTCCCTGCTCATGTCAAACCAACCTTATCTTTCTTTGGTACATTTGTTTGTTTAGGAACTAGATTCATAACTCTGCCTGTCTGTTTCTGTGTCTTTGCAGTTAGTCCTTCTTCAATAGGCCATTTTGTTTTCAATTCTTTCTGTTTGTTACCTACATATGTCATAGAATACTATTAGAAAAAGAACTATTTAAAATTATGCTTTTATAATCAATGCTGACATGTCTGTTTGGTTTACTTCTGCTAGAGAAATATCATCTGCAACTACTCCACCTAATAATTTTATTCTGGACGCTAATTCACCATAAGCATTGGAATTGAATACAGCTCCTACAGCTGTGCCATTGTGTGCTGAAACATTATCTACTAGGTCTTCAACAAAGTCCCAGTGTGAGATTAGGTCTGTTGTCTGGTTTCCGCTTTGATATTCTTGTGCTATTCTATTGGCTGTTAGTGCAACATTCCAATATTTAACATCAGCGATTCCACCTTTGAATTCATTGGTTAGTGCTGCAGCTCCACCTGCACTGTCTGTTGCTCCAATAGAACCACTGTCACAGTTAGGTAATTGAGCAAACCAGTAAGTTACTTCTGTGATATTTGTGTCTGTCATGGCTACTGCTGCGCCATCAGCATACATTATTATTCTAGTTCCATTCTGAACAAAAGCGATGTGGTGCCATTGGTGCGGTGTGATTACAACATTTGTACTGTTAATATCAAAAGCAATGTTAGCTGCAATATTCATATAAGCATACATCTTACCGTTTTCAATACCGAAAGACATTGTTTCTACTGCATTAGCATCAGCACAGCTTATTACTACATAAGTTCCTGCAATATCGGGCATGTTCACCCATGCTGAGAATGTTCCTACTGTGTCAGCTTCTGCTTCTCTTGCTACTCCAAAGGCATCTATCTGTATTGCGTCATCTGAATCCCCACCTACAAAAACTTCAGCGTAGCGATTATTATTTTTAGCATGAATGAGATTAATGTCACCTGTAGCCATTCCCATTTTATGCTGATGTTCCTCCGCCTATTCTTTCCCAAGTTGTGCTAGAAGTTCTTAGATATATTGCAAAATCACCTGCTGCACATGCTCTTGCGGTGTTAGCTCCGGCTCCTAAATCATGTCCTGAAGCTGGGAAAATATCCATAGAATTCGCTGCTGCGCCGTTTTTAATATGAATTAATGTTCCGATTGCTGCTGCTGTTGGTAAAGTTGCAGCGTCTCCTGCTCCTACAGCTGTATCATAAACATTGTATATTGCTGTGATTACCCCAGAGCCTTGTGCTGAACCTACATCTGCTATTAATCCTACAGCTGCATTCCTTAGACCACTTCCGGGGAAGCCGGGCATTTCATCTCTTTGATTTCTTCCCATGTTTTTTGACCTCTGGTTCTGGTATTGGTTCAGATGGTTTAGAAAGTTCTGGGTATCTTCTCTCTAAATCTTTGGCTGCATTAGTTCTGCCTACTTTAAGAAGTTCTGCGTGTAGAACTGTAGCATTTTCGAGTGTCATTTATGATGCTGAAGAAATGATGTGAACTGCTAGGGGGTCAGTTAGCAGTGCTTCTCCTTCCTCCCAAACCCTGATTTTCTTTCCGATTCCTTCTTCGGTTTTTATTGCTGTAGTTAGTCCGATGAAAGATTTGAATGTACAAGCTCTATTTTTTACCCACTGGATTACCCAATCAGCTGTAGCGTTATTGCTTACAACAATATGATTTCCGAGTAAGCTCATAATTACACCTGACTTGACAAGATTAGCTGCTACTTCTGGAATTGAGCTTCCCTTTACACTGATTAAGAAATTTACAAGATTTTGATATTCTAGAGGATTCATTAATGTAGTTAGTTCTGTTGAGTTATATCCACCTGCTGATATTTTCCTTTGTCCTACAAGAAGGTCAAATATTGGATTACATGTTCCAGTTGTTCCCCATCCTGCTGTAGCTGCGGTTGTTGGAATACTAGCAGCTGCTGGGTTTGGAGTTCCTGAGGTTGTTGCTCCTGTAAGAACATCATAGATTCTTCTATCAACTTTGTAGCCGACTGCTTCGACAAGTTCCCTGACATTTGTTCCCATTACATCTGGGTCGCTGTCTTTAATATCTTCGAGTGAAATCCAAGGGGATTCTACGAAATACTTTTTAACGTAATTAGTTTGCCTTTCCCATTTCTGCTCTATTACAAAAGGCATGGCTTTAAATGCTGTATTGCCCATCATTGATTTTGAGATTGTCTGGGTTGTTGGAGTATCTAATTTATTCATAGCTGTAGCAAGAGTTAGACCTTTTCTGTACCATCTGATTTCTCTAGCTTTTGTCTTAGAAGTCATTACATGATTTTTGAATGTGTTGTTTATTACACCGAAGCCTTTAGCTAACTTGTCGATGTCAATTCCTCTAATATCCTGTTCTGCTGAACCGTCATATACCATTTAGTTCGCTCTCCCTAAGTCTAATAAAAAGAATTCTGTATCTGCTGCTGCTTCTAAAGATATACCGAAATTACAACCTTTCAAATCATCCCCATCTGTTGTAGTTGTGAACGCGTTTAAAGCTACTATTCCGCATGGAGTTCCTAAAGTTACATCTCCAGCTCCTGCTACGCATTTGAATATTCCATCTCTGTAAACTGCGATTTGCAATTTGCCATCATTAGCGATTTTTTCCTCTGCTGCAATTCCACCAAAAATATCTTCATTAGTGTCTGCGATTGTAACAACTAGACCTGCTGCTGATAAATTTAGAATTGAGCCTTTAGGCACTGCTAAAGCGTCAGCGACATTCATCATGATAGGTAGGCTTGTTTCAACCATCAATACTGCGACTTCGTTTGCCATGTTGGCATACTAGGTATGCATGTATTTAAATGTTTCTATTTTTTGGTTTGTTCTTCCTTTATCTTCCTATCAGCTAAAGCTATTACTTGCTCATTAATCATGTTTTGAATGTTGTTTTGTGCAGTGTTGTCTTCTGTACTAGCTTTTATTCTAGTCCAATTTGCCTCAGTTTTAGTTCCTACTTTGAGTTGTAGGTCTTCAGGTAGTGTCTGGGGCTTCGATGTCATTTGCCATCACCTTCTTTGCGTAGTCTTCGTCTGATACTTCCTTCTTTGCTGGTTCTCCTGCTTCTGCTTCTCCGCCGAGGGTTTCTTCAACCTTCAATGCTTCCTGCCTGATTAGCAATTCTTCGGTTCTTTTGTTTGCTTCTTCCTGTCTGATTGCAACGGCTTCCGCTTTCTTGATTAAATCCTCAGACCTTTGCTTTGGCTCTGGTTTTTCTGGTTTTGCTTCTGGTTCTTTCTTTGGTTCTATCTTTTTTGATTTGTCTTTTGGTTCTTCTGCCATTAGTATCCACTCCTTTGTGCGTAACATTCTTTGCAATATACAGCCCAACCTGCTCGAGGTTTAAATGGTACTGTTGCATTTTTTCCACATCCAGAACATACAATCGGATAACCTTGTGGTGTCGGTGGCGTTACTACTGGTGCGGGTTGTGTTGGTTCAGCTATATGTACCTGTTCTCGTCTTATCTTTGCTTCTGCGAATACTTCTTCGTCTGTACTGGCTTTTAATTCCATCTATATCTACCTCCTTATATAATATTTATAATAATCCAAAATTCAATTTGCTAGGTCTATTATTATCTTCTACTTCTTTTACTTGTTTCCTATATGCTATCCAAAAGTCAGCTATTGCTTTTCTATCTCCTGCTTCTTTTGCTCTCTCTTTATCTGCTTCTTTCGCCCAAAATCTAGCTTCTTCAATTCTTCCATCTCTTTCTGCTCTTTGTTTCCATTTAGTCATACTTCTAGTATTTTTATTGTGCCTTTCTATTTCTGCTTTATCTGCTGCTACTTCTGCTGCTGCTACTTCAGCCCAGTATTCCTCGTCAGTTTGCTCTGTGTTTTGTTTGTTTTGTTCTCTTAATGCCATTTCGTCCCAGATTGCACCTACAGCTATACCTGTTCTTCTAAATATATCTAGTCCAGCTAAAGCATTAGCCCAGGGGATTTTAGTCACAATTGCGTCCCACATGTCTTGGTCTGCGTATAATGCATTTTCTAATTCTCTGGCTTGATAATATAAGTCCCATTCTCCTGTCTCTTGTGCTTGTTCATAACTTAACCATTTTGGCATACCTACCATTTGTGCTGCTTCTTCCATACCAACAAATTTCCCTAATACTTCCCCACTCCTAGATTCCTTAATTGCTGTGTAGACTGCTATAGCTGCCGCCACTGCTATAACTTTGGGTTTTTTAAGTTGTGCTATTATTTTTGCTACATAAGAAGTAACTTGTCCATAAGTTTTTACATTAACAACAAATCCAGGTTGTCCTGATATTGTTGTTTGTGTTGCTGTTTTCCCAACTTCTGTTCCTTTAGATACACCTCCCCCTGCACCACCTAGAGATACACCTAGTGCTGCCATATAATGCTCGAATTTTAGGCTGCCTATACCTTCTGAAAGGAAATGTTCTTTTCCTGGGTCTACTTTAGTAATATTTGATGTTCCCTCTCCTGGTGCGGTCTCCGACGTGATAATTTGATTTTTTTCATCTATTCTTGAGCTGCCGACTCCTCCACCGCCATTTGAACTTGGTAAAAATGATTGTGGTAGTTGTGATTGTGGTTGCTCTTTTTTTCCGAAGTCTGTGAATAGTGGTGTTCTTCTTGATGATCCTGTATCTGGGTCTGATACGTTTGAAGATGATGGCACAGGCTCATAATGTCCAGTCTTAGGATTAAATATCTTTCTTTCTGATGTTGTTGCCATTATTTCAGCCTCGGCGTAGGGATTACAATTCCGATTGCCATAGCTATTCCAATCAGAACCATCTTTAGAAGTGTTCCATTGAATCCCATTATCAATGCAATTATTTCTAAGATTGTCAAACAGATTAGTCCTGTAATTATTACACTAGTTGGAATTTGTTTCTTCAAAAAGTAAGGTGTTATTTTTGGTAATGTCATTTCTTGCCTTCCAATTCTTCTTTACCATCATTTGGCTGTGTTGCTTCTTCCATTGGTTCTTCTTCTACTTGGTCTGTCTCTGATGGGGTGTCGCTGATTGCTTCGTTCTGCAGACTTGCCGGGAATGTTAAAGCTATTTCTAGGTTTAATTGGTTGAGGACTTGCTCCTCTACGTATAGCTGTCTGCCTTTGATTCTTTGCTCAAAGGCTAGATAGACTATTTTGCCACTTGCGTCTGTGAACTCTTTAGCGTTTCCTATGATTATTTGAGGAACTCCGACAGCTTGAAAGAAATAATCATTGAGTTGATTAATCCATGTTATAGGGTTTAGTGTTGCGTTTGGTGCAATTCCTAAAACTTCAACTTCTACACTTCCTTTAGGAATGTACATATTTTCCCCTTCTGAATTGGCTTTATCATATTTTGCTTTAAATGCTGCAATCTGTGTTGTGTCGTCTGTATCTAAAGCTATCTTCCACCTAGGATTTATATTCAGATGTAGGACTTTCTTCCAATCTGTCATGGCTTCGTTTCTAGCTTTGATTATCCACTCAACTGAATCAACTACACTGATGCCGTGTATTTCATCTGCCAATCTGTTGTGACTTAGTACAAACATTTGGTCAGGTTTGAATGTTTTATTTTTCTTTCCTTTGCTTGTTTGCTCGTATCTTTTAATTCTTCCTTGCTTATTCTGAACTACAATCATTGTACCTGTGTCTAATGGCTTGAGGTTGATTAATACTTCATCATCATCTCTAATGACTTCTGCATAAGCATCTTCACCAATTTGACAGACTCTCTCCATGTTCTCGAGTATGGAATTGAATGAGTCTTTGCCATTTCCTTTGATAGTTCCTAGAAGTATTTGGGTCATTTCGTCTGCTTCATATCCATTTCCTACTACCCAGTTTGCTTTGGTGTCAATAGCAATTCTTAGCTCCGGGATTTTTTTGTAGTACCCTAAGTTTTTGTTCCAATTCTTATTCTGGTAAGTTGTTTCTGCTTGCCCTCCTGCTGAATCTAGGGTCTGTGAATCTACGTCGTAATCTTCTATCTGAGTATTTAAATCACTACTGTCTGCTGAACTTATATTGGTATCAGGCATCTGGTATCACTTCCTCTGGTGGTTCTTCTGCTTTCAATTCTTCTACATATTCTTTTATTGCCTTTGTTGCTTTGTGATTGTCACGAACCAAATTTAATAAATCTACAATATTGTCCCCGATTCCTTTTTCTTTCATCGCCATCCCCTTTTGATTGTGTACCCTTCGACTCCTCCGCCGAATTTCAATAAATACATCTTGGTGCCGTTAGGTTTGAAAAATATACTCGAGATATTTCCTGCATCATCAATACTTGTAAACTCTTGAGAAGCTGCTGCTGTATTCAACCGAAAAGTAGAAGTAAGGTCGTATCTACTAACTAACAAAGTAGCAACCATAAAAATAGAATTACCATCCCTGCTAAAAAAACAACCATAAGAACTAGCAAAAGCTAACTCATCTATTTTGTTAGCAGTTGAGACATCCCATGCTGTACTTAGATTATAACTAAAAATTTTACCTACCCCCTGGGAGCTAGTATACATTTGCTTTCCATCTTCTCTGAAATATAATGCCCTTGCACCGCCTTCCCCACTTGTATCGAATGTTTGTAACCATAAAGCAGTCGAAATGTCCCACGCAATAGTTAAATCATACTCGTAGATATTATTATCACCTGAGTCTGCTATGTACATCTTTGTACCGTCGGGCTTAAACCATATAGGACCTACATAACTTGATTTGGCACTAATGTCTAAATCTCGGACATGGGTGTCTGTTGTGATGTCCCACTTAGTTCCGAGTAGGTATTGTTTAACAACATCAGTAATTGCGTCAGTAACATAAACATTTAATCCGTCTGGACTAATAAATAATCCTGCTTTGTGATTAGCACTAGAAATATTTGCATCAACCCCATCATATCGAGCATAGTCTAAATTAAATTCTACAGTAGATTCAGTTGTATTTGTGATTGTCTCCCTTACATCGGACTGCTTCAAAATCCCACCTGGTACATCTACAGCCATTTTTCAATCCTCAACTCTTTGTTAAAGCTAGGGATTTCTCCTTCTCGCCTTCTGTTAAATGGTGAGGCTAGTCCGAGCATGAGTTCATCAGTTCCTACATCTGTTCCCCTATGAAATATTCTTCCTAAGAGTCTGCCGTATTTGTCCACCCTGTTCTTTTGGTCTATTCTGATTTGTACCTGTTCGTTGAGTAGTCTGGCTTTAACATAGTCCCTTGCTTTTTCTCCGGGTGTGCCAGTGTTTAGTTCTGGTGCGTCAATGTCTAAGAACCTTATAGGGAATTTGAAATCTCTGAAATCAGTTTCAACCGTGATAGTGTCCCCATCGTGTATTTTTACCACTTTGGCGTAGAAGTCATCTGTTATCTGTACGTGGGGACTACTAAAAGGCATTTCTTGGAGCTGGGGGTTAGTCAGCTCTGGATATTTGGCGAAATCATGTTCTGTCATTATAATGTACCTTTAGGTAAAAAGTCTTTTTGTTTTTGGTCTCTCAACAAACTCAATCCTCTTAGGGCTGCGTCTCTCAAAATATTTATCATGTCTTCGGCTTCAATTCTAGAGGCATAGTTAGACATATCATATTGTATGGCATAAATTGCTGCTAGGTTACTAGCTACTTCTGTAAGCATGTGCTTAGTTGTATCTGGAAGTGCTGTAAAGGCTGCGGTGT